AAAGCAGAGCAAGCAACGAGCATGTATTTCGCATCTTCAAAGCATATTTCTTTTTCATCTGACATTGCGTGACGAATACCACCTTCATCACTTGTGTAACCGTAAATTGAAGAAAAACCAGCCCTTAAACCACCGTGCAATCCAATTTTATCTGATAGTATTTTCAACGCTTTTCCAAGCTCAGCTTTATGCTCTCCTGTAATAATCTGAGCAATTGCCTCTACAGCAGAAATAGACTCTTTAATTGAATTCCTATAGTCAGGAGACTTTCTATCTGAGAGCAGGGAAAGAGCTGTGGTTAAATGAATACTAACAGATTTTGAGGGGAGTACAGCTGAATTAACTAAGCTCTCCTCAATTTCTTTCACCTCATTTGTATCTGTGATTTTCGTTATTTCTGTGCCAATTATTCTATAAGCAGACAGTTCCTTTTCTAATACCTCATTACAACTGATTGCAAAAATTGTAGATACCCTCTCAAATGGAGTGTTTAATTTAATAACAAATTCAATTAAATCATAAACGTTGTACCAAGGGGTTTCAAAAAATGTGGCCTTTAAACTTGTTTCGAAATAAAAAAACTCTCTTGGTATTTCATCAAGGTTGTTTTTTAGATGATCAGACCAGATAGATCTGAAAAGATAGTTCAATTTGCTCTGTGAGATTAGGTTAGTTTCAAATGGTTCTAAATAAAGGCGATGGAAACAATTCCACAATCCAACTCTTAAATCAGAATCCATAGATTCAATTTGTATATCAACCTTAACAGGTGTTACTCCTATCCTTTGAGAGAACTTCAATGAGATTCCTCCAATATGTAGATAATCATCATAGCCCATTAGAACCGAATAATATCAAAGTACTGTTACCAACGCCCTGTAATTCTAAATGAATTGGTCTATTTTGTAAACATACGTAGAAATATTTTCCTAGGTCTGATAGACTATATCCATATATTATTGATCAATAGGGGGAAGTAAGTTGAAGAAAACATTAAGTCTTACGGTTGCAGCTATTGCAGCAGTTGTCTTGCTTGCTGGATGTGGAGCTGACAAAACCGCGATTAAGGACGAAACTCCTACGCAGGCAAAAGTAGAAAGCCCGCCCGTTAAAGAAACTAAGACTGAACCAGCGGCCAATAAAGAAGGGACCGCGCCTGTTGAAACAGAGAAAAAGGCTGACGACATTTGGACATACTACAACGATGCAAAATGGACAGACACGTGGAATGGTGTTAAATCTAGTATTGAAAAAGTAGTAGTTACTGACCGTGCACCTAAAGATGGGAATACAAACGATCTTACTGCTTCTGCCGTTGGCGTAAAATTCAAAGTGGAAAACACTACAAAAAAACTGTATACGACATATCCAGATCAAGCGGAATTAATTACTTCTACTGGTGAACAGGTTCAGGCAGACATGGTGACCTCTGATCACATCGGTGGAGAAATCGAAGAAGGCGTTATTAAAGATGGGAATATAATTTGGTTCTTAAAACGCGGTCATGCTGCTGATATCAAGTGGATTAAAATGAAATGGTATGTCATTGAGGGCAACGGTATGGAAGCTACTCAAGATAAAAAAGAATACTCAGTTAAACTTGAGCTTAAATAAAAAAGGCCCCGGAGCAATCCGGGGTTTTAATATTCTGTATAGTATCTATTCGCCGCACCTGAAAGGCGTAACGATCTTCTGATCGCGATCCCAGCCTTCAATTTGACTATATGTCGCGTGCCAGTCTTATCTTCCCACAGAATGTATTTCCATGATCGATCCCTCCTGAGCAATTTTCATCTCTGGAAATAATCATACATTGAGCACTAATTTTCATTTTCTGAATTTAAGTTTATTTATTTTCACCTATTTTATCTGTACATAAAAGGGATGTAATATTTTCACCAGGATCTAGAAACAATAATTATATAACTTTTAAGGAGGAAACAAACGATGAACCAAACGGAAATAACTGCAACTAAAAAAATGCCTTACTGGATCAATAATAACCGTGTCTCTTTAGTTGGGAGCAGTATATTATGTGAAAAGGGTAAAACTAAAGATGTGCCTGTAATTATTACTGAAAAAGGGGCCATTATTGAAGATCTCTTTTGGATTATCACCAGTGATCCTAATAACAAGGCATTAGGTTTGTGCCAGAAAATGCCTAAAGAAATCTCGACTAACAAGTGGGATTTTAAACATTGGGAGATTACTTTTTCTAACAACTCTAATTCTGATATCACTTTTGATCTTTATGTTCAGATTTTACAACAAGCTGGAATGGTTGATGTAGAAATTATCTAGGAAACTACATTGAAAGGGACGGTCTATATGAAAAATTCAAAAGAGCCGCATCTTTATTGGCAAAAACATATCAAGCTAATCCGCAAATTCATTACAACTGTACCCAAAAATAGTCATATTACAAAGAGGGTAACTGCAACAAATAGAGAAAATAAACAAAATAGAGTAAGGGACATTTTTTGGGAATGCAGTAAAAAGTCTACTTTAAGAATAGCGGAAAAGTCACCAGTTTTTTATGAGGCTGGAAGCGGGAATCCCCCCATTCCTTTAACAATGGAATGGGATGTAACATTTTACAATGATTCTGCTGAAAATATAGATATTACTGTATATGCGTTTGAAGAAGATAATATCGGTTTTGTCTATACAGAAGTGTAAAAAGTTTAACTTAATCCCTATCAATTTCTTTTGATAGGGATTTCCTACTTAACGATAAATTCAACTTTTGTCCCATCCGCGTAGTCGTCCAACTTGTGACCTACCCATGATCCTGCTCCCCTGTTATCACTAGGGGTTATGTATCTGATATCAGCACCTGCCCCACCTTCTGCACACATTGCCATTGGCCATTCATCGCGGTCATATCCCTTTTTCGTCGGATAGCCCTTGAGCGATTCCTTCCTGTTTTCTTCGGCTCCATCCCGATCAATTGTACACACCGCAGAATGTCCGGATGCTATTGCATCCCTAATATGTGCTCCGGTTTCAGGGTAACGCGAACCTGGGAACTCCAACGTATACCCCGCTGCTTGTTGACTAATTACTGCCGGTTCAGCATAGACGCCTTGAACGGAAAAAATAGCAGCTAGTAAAAATACGATTAATCCTTTTACGATTCCTCTGATCATATGACACCTCCATAGTAATTTGAATCTTCTCTATACTAAATGAAGAGTTGTGTCGAAGTATCGTGCATGTTGTCGCATAATAAATAACTATATTACAAACTGCCGTTCTATACGTTTGAGTTCACATAACAATCACAGTTATATAAAAGGATAATGATAAAACTAAGTAGAATATGTAAATTGAAATAAAAAAATGGGAGGTTTTATTATGAGAAAATCATTGCCTACTATTCTTTCTGTTGGCTTGTTATTCGGAGCTTTAGCGCCTAGTGTATCAGCCGGATCTACAGAAATAACTCAGCAAGAAAGCACGATTTCATCTAATCAAGTAGTGCCTCAAGCGAGTTTACAATTCTCTAATGATGCAACCCAGGAAACCTTAAGTGCTGCAGGCATCATAAAAACATTCACATTTACAAACTTGGCTAATGAGGTTGCTAGTGCACCATTCCAAATTAATGGATCAGGCGACGTCAACATATCAGTCCACCAAAGAACCGCTGATTCAAAATATAGTCCTGTAATTCAATACACATTACAATCAAGTGATTACTCACAAAGCATTTTTATAAACGGAACATTCACAAATACAAATACAATCAGGACGTTTACCAATGTGCCAGAAGGAACATATAAAATAGTAATCACTAATTATGGTGGAGCTAGTAATGTTTTTGGTGATGGCCGTTTATACCGCTAGTACAATTACAATAATAACAAAGGACTCCATACTGGTTACATACCAGCGGAGTCCTTTTTCACATCTACTCTAAATTCAAACTGATCAACGAAAAAAGCTCTGCCGACCAATTAAGTTAGCAGGGCTCTTTTACACAATACATTGCCAATTAATCACTGATAGTTATAAATGTAACCTGCAGTAATAGCGTTATCTCCCCAAACACTGAGTCTGTATTGGTAACCCCTACTCATCCAATAATTTGCTGTAACAGTTCCCCCATTATCAGGAGTCGAAAGAAAGAGAAAGTCAGCGTCATTAACAGTAGGACTTCTCCAGGTAGTTGAATCTGGCTCCTTTATTTGTATGCGTATCGATCCCGAGCCAGAATAAGAAGCTACAGTTACTCTGCCATACTGTCCTTGACCATCCACCGGAACAGTAACATTTGATGTCCACTTTTCGACAACAATATTTGCTGAGGAAGCGGCGAATATTGTTGAAGCGGCGGAAAAAGATAAGATAAAAATTAGACTGAAAATAAATAAAAATTTAGACTTTTTCAACACAAAAATCATCTCCTCTTTTTTTGGAATAATATTACACTGTTAGTATACTTGTAGTAGGAAAATATGTATATATAAATCAATATTTTTACATCCGTTTTCATAGCTATATTTGGATATTTTGTGTCAAACCTACCAACTTAAAAAACCAAAAGGCTCCACCAGCGTAATGTCAGTGAGGCCTTTTACCGTTGCCCTCGGATTTGTCCCTAAATCACCACAATCATCCTTCTGCTTCAATCCCTTTCAAGCTTTCTTCCAAATCCTTCACATTCACTTTCACCCCGTCAATCAACGCCAAGAAATTTCGCCGCAGTTTATTAACCACGATGGCCGTTTCCTCACGAGTAATTGTCGCGCCTGGACGGTTGCCATCAAAATATCCGTTTTCCTGTGCTTCAGTCCAGTCTTTCACTGCCCAATTACTCACCTTATTAATATCTCGTTCATTCGTCACTGGCTTTTCCTCCCTGATCCCTAATCTTTTAAACATAACTTGAATTTGCGGTTCCGTAGGCCGTCTATCAGCACGATATTGTGCAGTCGTCAGGCCAAATGTCATTTGGAAGTGGGGCATATCCTTAAAGCTCGTCCAGTCCCCACCCCATTCAAAGCCCAATGCTTTACCGATTTCAGCGACTTGCATCCAGTCAGCCTTACGGTCACCATTGCCATCTCTGACTGTATCCCAACTTACCGACATGCCGTCGGGAAGTAGCAAGGCAAAGTCCACGGCCACACCAAAATTGTGGTAGCTGTACCCGCCCTTGGCGTTCGTTACCTTTTGACCCGGTTTGGTCCGGCCTTGTGCATACAACGCGTTCTGCTCTGCTATGGTCCGTAATCCCTGCGTGATAACTATTAATATGCCCAAAGAAAAAGAGCGCTCTATAAGGCGCTCCGTGGCTTTGCGGACGACTGGCAAAAGACCTTGTAGACGCCTGGCTGATTTACTCTTTACCTGTTCCAATGTTATTGCCACCATCGTTTCCCCCTTTCCCTTTCAAGACTTCAACAGCCTGCCGGATGACTGGCGGGATTGGTGCACCTAGTCGGCCCCCGTTTTCGATTATTGATAGTAACTCATTCGCAATATAAAAGAATGCCACCGTATCCCGAAACAAGTGGCTATCTCCCAGCACGCCGTCCACAAGATGCCCAACGGCAACCATAGCGAAAATAAACACCTTACGCGCAATACCGATCATGCCTACTTTGCTTTTCAATCCGACTGTTGCACTAGCCGCCGCACATCCGGTTATATAGTCAAAAATTACGAACACCAATAACACTCCTAGTACGCCTGACCATCCACCGAAAAAATAAGCTGCTGCACCACTCCCAGCAGCAGTAAACCACTTAAAAACCAAATCCATCCTATCCATCATGTTCCCCCCGTATCTGCTCAGGAAAATTGTCCTGGCCTGAATATAAAAGCCCCCAACCACTCTGAGGGCATAAAAAACACGCTCCATTATGGGCGTGCTGTTTAAGATTGCTCTGTTTCAGGCGCAAGGTCTGGACGCTTGGAATAAATCTCTGCAAGCACCAAATTGCGGTCATCCTCTTTAAGAGGATAGCTGTCCAAGATCACAATAACGTCCGGTTCTCCGCGTTCCAGCCGGGTAATGCAAGCATTGGCACAGATGCGGACTCTCGGCATAGACATAGCCATGTAAGTTCACCTCCCCTCAATTTCAATTTCCTAGCATAAGCTCGGTAATAACCAATTCCAAGTCCTTTAACCGCTGCCGTAGTTTGTCTCCCTCACTCGGCGCAGAAGGTTGAGTCAATTCCGCGATTTTCTCCGGTGTTAATCCTTCTGTCCATAGTACGGGTTCCGCTGGAGGTACATAAATAGGCTGTTCTCCAACACCGTTACCCTTGGTCTTCCAGTCATGCCATTCAGCTATAAATGCCTCCTGAGCCTCATAAACGGTTGCTTGGTACGTTTCCCACGCCGCCAGATCAAAACGCGGCTTGTATAGACCAGGCGTTGTATTCGGTACGCCAACTGTGTAGCCTGCAATCTCTGGCTTTTGAGGGGCAACTATATCGCCTTGCTCTCCAACAGATTCGGCATAAAAAGGGACGACACCGGAAAAGGCATCGTCCACCAGCTCGTCCTCCAGATAGAGGCCATCTTTATTTACTTTAGCTACTGATTTCATGCGCTGCCCTCCTTAGTCCGTTGTGAATTCCAAATAAATATTAACTTCGTTATTACTACCACCCGACACGATGAATTTACCGTCTGCATTGATTAGCACAGCGGCAAACACGTCCGTCGTCGTATAAGAGTGTACCGGATGAACCTGACCCACAAGCGGCCTGTATCCATCAGGCAGGACCATGAATGGCTGGCCTATCACTCCGCTTTTAATCCGGGCCTTAACTTGTACCTTATTGTCAATTTTACGGTAGCCCAGCACACCCATACTAACCCAACCATTGAGTAGTGTAGTAGGTGTAATCCAAGCAGGATTGTCTTTGTCAGCCTTTTTGTTCTCAACCACAGACAAGCGTGTATTAGCCTGCTGTACGTTGTCCACCAAGTCTGACAGCAGCGTCTTTTCGTTGGCTGCGTATGAGCCTGTGAATGGTACGACTGGTGATGGTGCAGCCATAAGGTATGTGACACTGTATAACTTTTCAGGAGCATATGCATACAACTGGTCTATATAAACACCGCCATACCAATTTGCTAAATCACCTGTAGTTCCTGTGTTGAAAGGCTCGCTAAATCCATTTCCGTACACCTGTAACGCTTTACGCGGTAAGTTTTTAAAAGGATTAGGCCAACTGGAAGTAAGCTTATTCATAGCCCACCTATTCGTAATCTGCGCACCCTCTTGGTACGGCACAGGCTTTGAAGGTTCCCGCAATACAATCCCTGTACCTACTTCAATCTGATTATCACCCTCCACAAAGGATAGCTGACCCTCTGAAACTATAGGCTCCACTGTAGGTGTTGCAAGTTGGTATACAAGTTGGTACGGCGTGTACCCTGCATATGACGTTTGCGGTGCCGATTGAGTGAAATTAGCTGCGCCGACACGTTGTACCCAATACTTTGTACCCGTACCGCTCCATGTCGCCGTTGTTGCTGCTTGTGCCTGGGCTGGCGTTATGGTATTGGCATCATACGCCTTATACCCATAAAAGTAGGCTTTGATGTCGTCTTGTGTCGGACCGTAGCTGTCAGCCCATCCACTATCGGCAAGTGGGATAGCTATATAAACGTCCCCAGCCGCATTGACAGCGTTCGTGTCAGGCGTGTTTCCTGTACTACCTTGCGGTAATATCTTACCGTCAAACTTTGTGCCTCTACCGCTACCCGCTACTGCTCCAGTCGCCAACCCCGACACTTTCACTTGCCTGTTTCCGTTAGTAGCACCACCCTCACCCATTTCCCAAGCTCTACCACCATCCAGCGTTAACCCTTGCCATTTCTTAGCCTTGAAGTATTGTCCGTCCCGTTCGAAAACTGTATCTGCATTAGCTCCTGTAACTGTATCGGCGTACAGGTCTGTTTGCAATGCCAACATTGAAGAGATAGTTGTTTTGGTGGCATCGGTCCAGCGTATGGCATAAGGGTTACGTACAGGCATCACACTGTCTACATATGACCATTTAGCCGCTACCTGAGCTGGTGTAAGGGTTGCCGCTGCTGCATAGTCTGCGTCCGAAACCTCGTAGACGCGGACAGAATCCATATTAAATGTGTTGCCTGCCGATCCTGTACCTGTAATAGTAACGATGTGAAAAAAGTCTGTAGCTGCAAACCGGACAACAGACGGTGCAAACGCACTGGATGCTGTTACTTCGTTTCCTGTTGCTCCAGCAATCCCGTTTATGGAAATAGTCACCTTGCTGGTATTGCCGTTTTTCACATCTGCAACAGCAATGTATTTTCGTCCCGGCGTGGTCAAAAAGCTTGCTGAAGCTGTAGCAGGCACAGAGCCAAGTGTAAGTTTGAATGAGCTGGTCCCGCTGGTTTTATTAGCCGTATCCGTTGCGATTGTGGTATTGGACGACCACAGGCCCACGCTTTCGCAATTTCCCATCCGGCCCAGCAGATTCACTAGCATGCGGCCAGTTACACCGTCTAAAGAAAACAACGCCGACTTAACAGCGGTGATGATCTGAACCCCTGCATTTAACGTAACTTTTTTTGTATTTATCGTGTTAAAGCGTGATTCTATTTCCTCTTTATGGACTGCATTTTCCTGTAGTTCTTTCATTGCAAGATAAGCTGTATTAAGATGCCAGTTAAACCACTGAGCTGGAGGTTTTAAACCCGGTGTGTAACCCGCTGTTTTCTGTGTTGTAGTAGGTTCCGTACCAGCCGCAAACCATTCTGGTAATTTCTCTTTAAACGGCATATAATTGCTCCTTTCTTAAATAGGTAAATCTGTACTTTTACCCGGCTCGTAAACCGCGCCGAGCTTACCGCCAATAACTGGATCGTCCAAACTACCCCAGCCGCGCTCTGGGTCCGCTTCTTCTGGCAGGCTACCGAACTCAAAGGTTCCAGCCAGTTCAATACTTTGGACGCTAACGCCAGCCGCCACGGTTTTTTGAATTATTTGTACGAACTGAGATAATTCAATACCGGATTCGTCCAGCTTATCAAGCGGTAAGCGCATAAGAGACAAGGCCGCTGGTTCAGGGTCTAGCGGATCACTAAATTTCTGCTGGATCTTAATTTCGCTGTAATCCGCTCCAACCGCAAGAGCAATAACGCGAATGATCATGTTCACGTCACCTTTGGACAGGTTACGGGCTATCTTGCTTTTTATCATTATTCGGTAAATTTCATCAGTGGCCACCCCTCGAAGTTGCCCGACATTTCCGCCGATAAGATCCAATGTAGTTCCCTTTGCAGTGTCGATGTCTCGCCATTCTTCGATTGTTTTGAACGTGGCTTGTAAATCATTTAAAGGTCCAGCCAAAATTAAAAAGAGCTTCCCTATGTTGCTATTTGGATTTTTCGTGAACACATCCGTAAGCTTTTTAATAAGATCAACCGGAGAAATCATGATGTGTCACCTCAATCCAATTCGCTGCTGTTTGGGCCACTTGCTGCACGTCCACAACTAAATTATGTGGCCCGTAACTTGTTCCATTCGTGGATAGCTCTATAACCACATCTTCCACACCTGTAATAGAGTAGGCGGCAGCAGCAAGTCGCATCATGACAACATCCTCACCCATACTCAAGCCAGCGTATACAGTCCCGTCTAAATCAGCGCCGCCAATGAATCTGACCAGTTTTGATTTAACCTGATCGTCTCCGTCAGATGGATAGGCCGTACTTTTATACACCTGAATTTTGATGTGCACAGGCACAACCTCAGCCCGGCTAAATTTAATCGGCTGAAGGTTACCGCTCAAGTCTTTGACCTGCATAAATATGTCACCGTAAGATTCAATACCAGCAGCTCCAACGGATAAAATCGCGTTGGCTATGTCGGCATCTGATCCGCCAAGAGCATACACCTGATATGATTTTTCAGGACGGCCAGCAGCATCAGGAGTGATTTTATTGTTTATAATCACCGCTGCCGCACGTACTCCAGTTACGCGAAGCACCGCCCCCCGTATAGCATCGCCTGTCGCTGATCCTCCACCAGCTACGGATAACCCGAATTTATCCCTAAATTCCGGGTCTGTTTCCTTGTCGCGTCCACCAAGAATAGCCGCAGTGTTGTTTACTGCTGTCACTTCCGGCACAGGGTTAACGATGATCGTTACTGTATCCTCTGGCGCATTGCCAGACAAACCCGCCTCCATCGCCTCCACGGGGACCGTCATACTACCGGAGGCTGGGAAAGTGGCATCGGATGTAGTTTCATACTGCACATCTGTATCTGTTGACACTAAAAAACCCGCCGACACTGTGTAACCGGGGGTGCCAGTAAGGGTAACGTTGCCTGTTGCATATTGCGAAAGAGCACGTGATACACCGACATGAGGACCGAGACGGTCTAAACTGCTTCCCTCTGCGGTGTTTACGTAGGCGCTATAATATACCTTTTCAGCAAGCCCCCAAACCGTGGCAAGGAACCACGCAAAAATCCGCAAGATAATACCCAGCGGAGAGAGGGCAGAAGTATTAATTTTGTCTCCGTATACCTCTTTGGCCTTGTCTTCCATTTCATCAATTAGGTCATCGAACCGTTTACGTTTAAACCCCTTTTCATCCAGCACTTATAGTCACTCCCTCCTGCTGGATTATCTCGCCGCTGGTTCCGGTTGCCTTGAATGTTACTGTCAGCAGCCGGGCCGCACGATCCACTGAAAATGTAACGTCGTCCACGCTCTCTATTCTTTCCTCTTGGAGTAACGCGCGGGTAAGCTCATTCCGCATTTCTTCCTCGCTCGCGCGCTTGCCTAAAAAGAGCCGGAACGCCAGTCCGATTTCAGGGTTAAGAAACCATTCCCCCTCATTAGTCCCAAGGCCAACCCGGCAGCATTGCGCCAGTTCTTCGTCACCTTCAATCATGACCAGTTCACCCTTGCTGTCGAACTCCAAGTCTCCGTCTGCTGTCAATCTGAAAGACTGCACGCCATAACCCCCTAACTAAAAGAAGCCGGGAAGATCCCGACTATAACCGCGTCATTGCTATCATGTTGCCTTGCCGTGTCAGGCGCAGCCACCGCACCAGCAAGCCCGTTCCGTATTTCCCGGTCAGCCACAACCACATAAACAACGTCACCCTGCTTATATACAGGTAAGTATTCTTGTTCACTGCCTCCATCCTTCGGTTTTAGGCGAAAACCTAGCCCCGGAGCTGCTTGAATCATAGCAGGCTGATCGCTGCCCGTTCGGATAAGCGGCTGTACGCTGGCAATCATTTTCGCCGGATCGAATTTAACGACCTTACATGGGAAGGCCACATTAAAATCTGTGTATAGCTTCGTCAACAAGCCATCCAACAAAGCAGACATAGCGGCGGCAGGATCAATCTTACTCACAAAATCGCCTCCACTTCCGTTACAAAATCACCTGTCCGGCTGAAGGTATGAGAACCACTGCGGACATGTGCTTTTCCGGTAAATCTTGAATAGGACAGATTGAGCACACTAGCAGTCGTTACCCGGTGCTGGAGCTGCATCTTTATGTTAAAACCCTTGGCCCCATCCTTTTCAAACCTTCCCGGCGTGCCGATCAATCCTGTTTTGGTATTGACCGCAAAAACATTATCGCCGCCGCTCCGTAAATTGCGGACGTACAGCTTGTTCTTGTTAATGTACACTGAGGTCCCGCAATCCTTAGCGACCTTTGCGATTATCTCCGTTACTTTGCCTTTGGCAGTGTATCCATCCTGATAGCGGTAATCATGATTCAGATTAAATTGAGCAATAGGCAGACCAATATAGCTTGCCATCTGTTTAATAATCTTGCTGGCGAGTGTGTTCTCAGCAAAGGCAATTTCTTTTACCTCGCGCTTGTCCAGGTCTTCACTGTCCAGTACATGGATGGTGGTGATTTTATCCACGCCCTCCCAAACGGTATCTACGTTGGATATGTAGCCATGGAGCAGCAGACCAACATCACCCTTATATCCAGCATTAAGCATGAGCACCTTACCGCGTTTGATATTGTTTATAGTTGTCTCAGCAAGATTCCAAATTTTAATCTCGCTTTCATTCGGCAGGGTATCATTGTCAAAAGGGACCTTTCCCTCAATGTTGTATTTATCACTACTGAATTTCACACCAGCGGTCATTACCTCGATTACACGGCCAAAATTACGCATCGTCTTCATCCTCACTATCCTCTATAACATAAAGAAACACGCTCACACCGAGCGTGTCCCATGTTACGGCTGTACTGTTTTCGGATTCGTCATATGGCACAATCGGGACTTTTGGAAACCGATCATCCTGAACATCGTAGAACAGCGGTATGCCGTATACGATCTTTTCCCCGTAAACCAACGTTTCTCCGTCTAACTCCAAGTCAACTGTGAAATAGTCGTAATCAGAATTGTAATGAACCTCAAAGGTGTACATTTGCTCGGCCAGCTCAATATCAAAGCGATACGGAATATTTTCTTTTTCTATTTCGATGTATTCATAGTCCATCAGCGTTCACCCCTATTAAGCCCACGGGCTGCCCTTCTTAAATTTCACCTTCTGGACCTTTTCTTTTTCCTTTTTGCCCTTGCTCTTACCTTTTTTACCTTTCTTGGTCTTGTCCTTTTTGCCTGATTTCTTCTTGTCCTTCTTCTGCTTCACACCACTGTTTACTATTTTCGCCGCCTGCGCTTTAACAGGAAGCGGGAGTTTGCCCACGTATGAACTTTGCGCGACCAAGACCTCTGTTATCGTGAACGACACGGCGTAACCGTCAGCAATTGTATAGTCGTGGTCAGTCGCTAAACCGGATATAATTCCCGTGAAAGCTGTACGGCCTACATATTTAACAATCTGTCCAGTGTCAGATGCCTTTTTGAGATATGTAAGCACACGCGCCGCATCCGGCCCGGATATAACCCCACTAAGGGGCATTGTCCGGGCTTTGCGCTGCACATGATCCACCATATCTATTCCTTTTTCGACGGGTTGCGAAGTAATCTCCACATCGAATGTGGGTGACTCTTTCTCAATCCAAATGTAGTGATTATCTATCATTGCCATTACATATTCACCTCCGGTTCAAGTCCTCTACGGCGGAATGTTTCCTCAAGGATTTTTTGAACTTGGCGGCGTACCTCGGCAGCTACATCCCCGGCAACCGTAGCGCTTGAAGCGTCTGCCCGAAGGTCGATATTTACACTAATGTTCATCGCCCCGCCTGCACTGCCTCCTCCACCAACACGAGCCGGGGCTAATTTACGAGCTGGCGAACTTGTTGGGCTGTTTGTGGATGGTATAATCTCGTCCGTCATGCCAGTTGCAGCAGCCGCCACGCGATCCTGAGTTCCCTCAATCCCTCTCGCCAAGCCTTCGCCTGTAAAGAAACCAAGCTCCATCATTACGCGGGAAGGGGAATGAATATCAAGTGCGCTTTTGATACTGTTTTGTATACTGTCACCGATACCCTTAACCTTGTCCACTACGGCATTGGCCATAGACATAATCCCGTTAATCATGCCTTCGATTATGTTCTTACCTACTTCAAATAGGTTGATCCCTTGAAGGTAACTGATAATTTGATTCCAGATACCAGTTATCTTGTTCCAAATGTTGGTAACTGTTGTTGAAATGGTGGACAGAATACTATTCCACACGTTGGAAAGGAACGACTTTACGCCATTGAATATATTGGACGTGGTTGTCTTTACGTTGTTCCATGCCCCTGTTATCCGGCTCCATATTGACGATACAGCCCCGCTAATGCTCCCGGTTATTCCTGTCCATGTAGATACAAGCCATGCCCACACAGACATAAAAACAGCCACAGTAAACGCCTTTATCTGACTCCAGTAAGTTATCACCAATCCAGTTACCAATACCAACGGACCAGCAACAACCATTAGCAGTTTTGGCCCCCACTGTGCAATGAAATTAACAATTGCATTAAAAACATTTGGAACAGTAGTGGTGAAAAAGTTCATGGTTGCAGCAAAGGCGATTTTGATCCCAGCCCATGCCCCATTTATGATATTTCTAAACTTTTCGGATTTTTTGTAAGCTACAACAAATGCCACAACTAATCCGGCAATTAGAGCCACCACCAGCCCAATAGGATTGAGGGTCATTGCCACGTTTAAAGCCAGTTGAAAAGCCGTCCATATTCGTGTAGCAACTG